AGTGTGTTTCTGAGGGGGGCGAACTAGGATCGACGGGCAGTTAATAGGAATTCGGAGTTACACGGTTGGTCGCGTATAGACCAAAAACTACAAGTGCCAATGATAACATTGCACCTATGGCCCTTGCTGCGTAAGCAGTAAGTGTCGGGGTTTCGGTGGGTGTCCTAGCAACAGAATCACCCACCAACACACACAAACACAAGGAGAAAGAAATGACATTCATCGTTTCTACACTAACATTTGAAACAGGTCTTGGAGATTGGTTCAAGAGATTTTTCAACTCAATGAAACCTTATGGCTACTACCGTGCCGCTATTGAAATGGAACGAGAGGGGTATCCCAAAGAGGCTGCTGCTCTACGTCAGATGGCAAAGTTTGCGGGAGAGTAATCATGGCTAAGACACCTTATGAGATTCGACTTGATCTTCTGACTATGGCAAAAGACATGCTTGACAAACAGTATGAGGCTGCGTCCACTATGGCATGGCAGGCATTTGAAAAGGCAGCAGAAGATAACAAGGAAATGTACAAGAGTTTTGACCAGTACATTCCAAAGATGTTCACACCTGATGAAGTTCTCTCTCAAGCAGAGAAGCTACAGGAGTTCATCAATAGAAAAGACTAACTAAATAATAGGGGTTAGACGCCAGAAATAGTCTCGCGGGGGTCCACGGTCAGCCCCCAACTTTTTATAGGAGATATATGATGGGTTGGAATCCCTTTAAGAAAAAGTCTTGGACTGATGTTGGCAAGACTATTGAACACACCGCAACTGATGCCGGTAATGCAATTGCAGATACCGCAACTGATGTTGGAAATACAGTTGCAGATACTGCAACAAGTGCTGCGAATGCGACGAGTGATTTCGTTACGGGTCTTGTAAATGATACAAGCAAGGCAGTTAAACATACCGCAGATACTTGTGCTGCACAGGCAACAGAGTATTCCAAGCAGGGATTTGATGTTGCATCTGATGAGTGGAAGAAGGGAACTCAAGAAGCGTGTAACGCAGTGAGTCACGGTGTTGAGGCAGTCGAATGGGCTGCAACAGAAGCGTGGGATTGGGTTGATGCGAATGCATGTTATATCGGTTTGAACCTTGCACTGACCACTGGGTGTGTTACTTATTTCACACCAAAACCTAACCCTTCTGATCCCGGCACAGTTACCAGCACAGCAGTCAGTACAACTTATCTTGGTTATATTGCCACACAGGGTGCGAATGCTGCAATGGCAACCGCAGTTGGTGGTTTGATTACAGAGAGCGTTTGGCTCATTCCCGGCGTAAAGGGAAACTGTAATAAGAAGACACTTAACAACGTAATCGTCAACGTCATTGCAACGTGTAATCCTGCAATGCTTAGTGTAAGTCTTGCTACACCAGCAGGTGTTGGTATTTTCGTTGGTAGTGTAATTAGTCCAATTGTTGCACAATTGGTTTGTGAGAAAATTGCCCCCAAGGGTATGACGGGCACAAAATAGGAGAACTTATGACTTTGAACACTGCTAAATCTTTCTCTCTAGAGATTGAAAGAATTGCTAATGAAAAGGGTATTACCCACATGGAGGCAGTACTAGATTATTGTTACCGTAAGAACATCGAACCCGATACAGTCGGGAACCTTATCTCAAAGAGTCTCAAGGAAAAGATTGAGGCAAATGCGAGAGAACTAAATTTTTTACCAAAGACTGCTAAGTTACCTATATGAAGCATCTTAAAGAACAGAACACCACCTATTTCAAACACCTCTTTCATGCGTGGTCAATGGGTATTGTTCTTTTCATTCACGGGGTATTTCCTAATATTCTAACTGATTGGGTATCGAAGCGTATCTGCAATGGAACCGATTGACATATATTTGATGTACTGTGCCTTCAAGGCGCATTTTGGAAAGACTGATTATGACTTTGTGAAGTACAAAGGTAAGACTCGCATTTCCAGAGACACCTTCTATAAACGCAAAGACCGTGGGTTCTTCGTGCGTCTATCCAGAAAATATAAGTCAGAAGAGGAAGTCAAGAATTACTTTCTGTCCAACTTCATCAAGGACAGGAAGGGTTACATCGCCAACTTCAATGATGAAAACTATAACTCATGGAAGTTGAAGCGGAGTAACTTCTTTGATATGTTTGTGGTTGAGATGACTCCACTTGTGAAGGAATTTGAACCACTATTTGAGGTGAAGAAGCACAACCACCCGAAACTTCTTAAAGAGTTTCTGGGTGGGCGTGTATCGTTAGAGACGCTCATCATTCTAGATGAGTTAGTCTCTTTCAGTAATAATTGGGACAAACTATTAGGGGACGATATTGTATGGCCTGACTTAAAAAAATTTATGAATGATTACAAAAGGTTCTTGACAATTGACAAGAATAAGTATAGAATGAATTTATTAACATTGATTGAGGAGTCCAGAAATGGAACGAGTTGAAGGTTTTTTTGAGGCAAAGGTTGCTGAACTTCAAAACACTGTAAAGTCCCTACAGTGGGACAATGCAGAACTCACCAAGAAGAATGGTGAGTTATCAGAGCGGGTCAAAGAACTCGCAATGATGCGTAACAACCGCCGTCCTAATCGTAACCGTAAGTAGGGAGAGAGTGCCGCTGTAGCTCAGTTGGTAGAGCAATTGATTTGTAATCAATGGGTCAGGAGTTCGAATCTTCTCAGCGGCACCATTCTCTAGGAGAGTTTTTATGATAGCAGATGTTCTTTTAGGTGTTTCAATAATTTGTCTAGTTGTGGTTAGTATCTTAGACTATCGTTGGAACAGACGTTTGGAAAACCGTGTTTCAGAGTTGGAATACAAAAACAAACACAGAATTTTTACGGGTGGTAAACCCACAAATAAATTATCAGGTTCAGAGATGAACAACGCTCGACGCGAAAACAACATGAAATATGAAGACCTTTTGAAGTAGACCATGACAGTAAAACTTATATCACATTCACAAGTACCCAAAGAGGGGTTCATTGGTGTAGACGATGCACAAGACCTAATCGCATATTGCGCTCGCGTGTCTAATCCATCTAACCAACTGAACAGAGATACTGCCGAAAAGTTGGTTGGGTATCTCGTCAAACATAAGCACTGGTCACCACTAGAGATGGTCAGCGCATGTCTTGAGATTGAGACAACACGGGATATCGCAAGACAGATTTTGCGTCATCGTAGTTTCAGTTTCCAAGAGTTCAGTCAGCGTTATGCAGACCCAACCAAGGACTTGGATTTTGTAAATCGTGAGGCTCGTCTACAGGACGAGAAGAACCGTCAGAACAGTGTAGAAGTTGATGACCCCAAACTACAGGAAGAATGGGACACTCTACAGGAGATGGTGATTGAAGATGCACGTTCTGCATACAACTGGGCAATCAGTAAGGGTATCGCAAAGGAACAGGCTCGTGCAGTTCTACCAGAAGGTCTTACTATGTCACGCATGTATATGAATGGCACACTACGGTCATGGGTTCACTATATTGAACTTCGCAGTGGTCATGGAACGCAGAAGGAACACATGGAGATTGCTAGAGAGTGTGCGGTTGCGATTGCCCCTATCTTCCCCATGATACAGGAATTTGTGAATGAGTAAATCACTGGTCATTGGTAATGGCGAGTCACGCAAGTGGTTCAGTGAGAAACAGTATGGGGTTGATGCTGTCACATGGGGATGCAATGCAATCTATCGTGATATCAAGGTAGACAACCTCGTTGCAGTTGACTATGGTATGCAACAGGAAATATATACCTCTGGTTACTGGCGTGATACACAGTGTTGGTTTGCGAACTGGTCCATTCTACCATCTGTAGTTGGCGACACGATGTTCTTGGGATACGACATTCCAGAGTCATTTGTTCACAAGACACCCAATCGCACAGACCGTTGTGTTATCTCAGGCAAAGACCCTGTGACACTACAGGAGAAGATTGAGGTGGCAATGAAGATGAATCCAGACCTTGACATGGTTGACCTTCGTAACAAGATGGAGAAGGATGTTGGTGTCTGGATCACATATGTCGAAGAGGACGACAACATAAATAGTGTTAACTTTCCTTTAGGATGGTCAACTGGAAATACTGCTATTCACCTTGCATGTCAGGGTGGTGCAGAAGAAGTTTATATCTTGGGATTTGATTTGTCAACATATGACGAACCATTGAACAATGTATATAAAGGGACAGATAACTATCTGTCAAGTGATGCAAAAGGTTTTAATTCAGTCAACTGGATTAACCAGATGCAAACTGTTTTTACAGAGTATAAGGATGTTAAATTCTATTGGGTTGA